TACACCTACGGAATGCGCAAGACCATCCATATTCATGCCTTCAACTGCAGTTCCGAGTTCTTCCATACCCTGAACAGCACCCTTGAAGTTGAGTTTCTGCTTTAATTTATCGATAGTACTCATCGTTTGATGAGCATTTTTTTCAAAATTTTGGTTGTCGAATTTCATTTGAACAATACGTTCATCGACATTTTTGTTACTCATAGCCCTTTAACCTCCTTCCATGCATGATCTAATATTTCATCAAAAATGGGTTGAATAGCAGGTGAAATATAATCGTATCCTTCTATCCAACCCCCATTTCCTGTAGCATGGCCATATCGTAATATAACAGCTATAAGTATTCCATTTTGAACATTTGAGTTACTAAATGAAATTGTAACTGTTTTACCATCATTAGAGATATTATATGACCACGAACTAGCTGTAAGGCCTGTCTTTTTTGGAGTAGCATCACTAAGAGCATCTACTCCCTTTTTAGCATAAGCTTCGAGACCTGTTAAATTAAGTTTCTCTGCTTTTCTCAAAAAACTATATGTCTTTGAAAAATCTCCTTTTTGGCTTATCGTGATCATATAGCACCTCTTTTCTTGTTACTTAAGTATTTCTACAAAGTCAAGGCTAATCCAACCAACACCTGACTTAAGACGACCCCAACCATCCTTAGATCCAGCTCCATTTTGAATTTCTGTAATGGTATAAACTCCGGTAGGAATAAAATACCCTACTTTTGCAAAATTCGTTCCAGGACCGGTTCTAATATTAAGGTCTTTAATAGAAACTCTAACTTTGAAAGCTTTGCTAGTTACTTCCGGTTCCTTTACAGGCTCTACTGGCTTTGCAGGTTCTGTGCTACCGCTATATTCATCTTTATTAAAGAATTTATGAATTGCTTCAGCTTCAGCTCTTGCCAGTCTATCAAGATTTTCATCTTTGAGAAGCCATTGTACATTTTTGGTATTGGTATGAAAACCGTGTTCTAAGATAAGACCTGGAGTATTTACAAGCCTTGCTCCATGCAGAACACCATAATAATTATCATTTTTGATACCATCAGCATTGCGATCACTTTCCGCTTTTCTTGTAAGAACTCTATAAGATATACCCATAGTATTTGCAATTACAGGAGCAATTACATTTGCAAAATTCTTTGAAATATCGTCTACTTTCGTAGTAGTATCCTCGACAAGATGATAAATAGCAGCATAGTTTACATTTTCATTCATTCCACCACCAACAGCATTGCTATGATTTGAAATAAACAAATCGCAACCTTTTGACTTTTTGCCTCTGGTAATAAGATTTAGGTCCTTATTCGGATCATTTCTTGTCAATATTACTGTATCTCCCAACTGCTCAAGATACTTCTTTTGAAGCTGGGAAAGTTTCCATACCATTTCACTCTCATAGTACTCAGGAACCCCTGGTGAACGATTATACTTACCGTAATGACCAGGATCAATACAAATTTTAGCCATTTTTAATCACCCCTTCGTATTGTATTTTTTCTTGCGAGCTTCATTAAGAGCATGATAATCTTTCATAATATTTTGAGGAGATCTCTTCTTTTTATTCTTATAAGGATCTTTAATGTCAAACACTTTAAGAAGTGCTAAAAACTTATTTAGATGCCAATGTTCTACTTCTATAGGTATTCTTAAAGAAAACATAGAATAATATAAAACTTCTGAAGTTTGTGATTCTTTTTTAAAAGTTTTTTCTTCTTTGTCAGAAATACCTTCAAAGAAACAAGATGCCGATTTTTTATCATGAATATATTCATCTATTAGTTTTCTGCATTTTGGATCTCTTGTAAGACGTATAAAATCTCCTTCTGAAATATGCTCGGGTGAAACTATCATGCAACGAATATAATTAACAAAATCTTCATCTGACATCTTTTCTTCTTTTAAAAAAGCTTTATGCTTCATCGATTCCCATATAGAAATAGTATAAAGAGAATGCTCAAGTACTATTTCAACTGCTGGACACTCATATATATCTGCAACAGCTGAAGCATCTTTACTTTCTACACAAATTTCTTGCTCAGGCAAAGTGATTCTAAGCAGCATATCCACCATAAAATCACCTCATTTTATTTTGCAGGAGGAGCAGGAATACTAGATTCATCAATTGTAGGAAGAACCTTCTTAATAAACTCGTCAGTAGCTCCCTCAACTGTAAGAAGTTCCATAAAAAGCTTATCATATGCAGGGGTCTGGGTAAACTCTTCAGCTGCCTTGGCGCTCTTAATAAGTCTTCTACCATCATCTGACTTAATACAATAAGATTTAAGGATAATATCCTTGAAGAATTTCATGATCTCAGGACCATCCAACTTCTTTGCAATTTTTTCGAGCTTATTCTTAAGACCACCCTCAGTAGTCATTTCCATTTCCATAAGCTCTGACTGGGTCAGATTAAAGTAAAAGTCTTCTTCTCTTTCCATTCCATTGTAGTCTTCGTATTTGATTGTTTTCTTAAGCATAATATTTTTCTCCCTTCATTCTTTGAAAAGTGGAGGGGCTAAGCGCCGCCTAAAACCCCTCCATTTTGAATTATTCAGTTGTCATGTTAATTTACTTATCAGCCGTTACCAGGATTTGCACTGTTGCCAACCAGAGCAGCAATCTCATCAGGCATCAGCAAGGTAGGAACCATTTCGCCATTGGTGTAATAGGTCGTACCAGCCTGCTTCGTAGTATCCTCAGTAGGAGTGTACACATAAGCACCTTCCGTTCCGGTTCTTTCAAAGTATACTACACCCTTCTCAAAAGCAGCTCCAGTGAACTCAGTATAAATGTTGCCACCATCAGCTCCAAACAGAGCGTTCTCAAGCAGCTGGAACTTTCCAGCCTCAGTATAGGTAGAATCAATCTCTACAGTAGCAGTAGGGTCCATACCGGTTACAGTAACAGGAGTAGCCTTAACTTCAAAGCTAAACGTAACTGCATCAGGATTATCATTTACCGTACTATAGCTCTTATCAGAAGGAGAAGTAAGACATCCATAAACAACATGAATCTTCTTACCATATGCCTGACCATCAGTATCATTACCCTTAATGGTCTCATATGCAAAGCCAAAGCTCTTTCTCTTCTGCTGTCCTACAAATACGCCAGGAGCAAGTTCCTTTACACCATTGCACTCATAGAACTCCTTGGGATACGTATATGCTTCAATCGTACCACCCCATTCCTCTGCAGACTGCAGATTTGCATACTTGATGTTATCTGCATACAAAGAAGTAATTTCAGCGCCCGAAGGGCTGTCAGTTACACCGGTAAGGCCATTCCATGCCACACCAGCATCATAAGCAGCGCCATTAGATTTGTACATAACGCCGTGGTTAGTACCAGTTTCGTAAACCTTTTCGCCAACCTGGTCCCATTTAATTCTTGCCATGTTTTTTTCCTCCTATTTTGAATTTTTACCAATAAATGGCAAATACGTCGTGATTAAGTCCATCAGCCTGATAGTTTCGAACAAATCGAATACCAGAAAGCTTGGCTACTTCCATGGTAATTGGACTATCAGGATCACGATCTATGACAATAATCTCATAACCAATAGTCTGATTATAAGATGTATTATCAGCATGTCTAATGTCGATATCATTTCTGCGATATCTAATTGCTGGATACTTCATCATAGTACCAGTTGGGGGTTGATAATACACATTATTCGTAAACCCTCTAAGGGTTTGATCCAGTGTTAGCCTGCTCGCCATTGTATACACCTCCCAAAGTTAGTACTAATCTAGGATACTGCACTTCTACGTCAGTGACGCACCACATAGTACCCATGAATTCAGCATAACGAATATTATGAAAATTCGCAATGATGTATGGGTCAGATAGGATACTTATCTGATTCGAAACCCTGATTTCACCATTAACGGAATTTCCATCATTCCATCTACGATTATTTCGCATGATTTCTCCCCTGTAACTTACTTCTGTTACTACAGATTTGTAGACACTAGGAGCATTTACAGGGTCTGTTTCTACTTGCTCGACGTATCCTATCTTACCATAACATCTCATTTTGAATTCTCTCCTTTATTTATTAGCCGTTGCCGTTGCTGTCATCGCTGGAAGACTGGTTACGCTGATCCTTGTAAGGTGCCATTGCCTCCTGCATAGTAGGCTCATCAGACTGAGTAGCCTGACCTGCACGCAGAACAATTGCAGAGAAAGGCTTAACCAGAGCACCAGAACATCTAGTCTCAATCAGGTATTTCTGCTGGTTGTAGTCAATATCGAAGTCACTGAAGAACTCAATTCCGCCACCCTTATCAGCACCTACATTGTAGTCGTTCAGGTTAACGATGATACCAAGAACATCCTTCTCATCCTTATCCTCAACGTTCTCCATTACAGGAACGGTAACGATTCTGCTTACACGAAGAGCAGTCTTAAGCTTCTCCTCAGTGTCATACAGTCTATGACCGATCTGGTCCTCCAGAAGCAACATATCAGTCAGCATATCCTCAGTGGTGAACAGCATAGGGTTGCCGCTACCACGATAGTTCTTACGAGACTTGATAGAAGCTCTGATGAAATTCTTAGCCCTGGTATCACCACTACCAGATACAGACCATCTGATTACGAACAGGTCAGCGTCATCCATGATAGGACGAATGTTATCCGTAGAGATATGATCCTCATCAGAGGTAA